ATTGTGGATGAAGAAGCCATCGTATTGGATTCGGCCATTATTGCCGAAACTAAAGATTACGAAGAACCTTTTTGGTTAAATAAAGAACTAAAGCAAGTAATGGTAATTATCATCTATCCAGATGGTAAGAGACTGCCAGCATCGGTATCAGGCGAGGGTGGCAATCCAGACTATATTGCTATCATGGAAAAGTTCACCGAAGAAGATATCGATGAGAACACTCGTCTTCGCGAAGAGCGCCGTGCAGAAGAAGTTCGCCAGCGCATGGAACGTTCAAAAGTAGACCAGCAACGCCGTAAAGACGAGACTCTTTTCGAAGCCAAGTTGGAAGCCTTTGAAGTAGCTATTATAAAAAATTCCACGAACAAAGCCTTAAAAACTAAGATTCGTAGATCGAAGTCTGCGCTTGAAGTTATGGCCTATGCTACCATGCTGATCATGGAAGAAGAAAAGAATGCAGAATAACGGATTTGTTTATGTAGCATCTCTTCGTAGAGGTTACTATAGAGCCGCGAAAAACTCTGCACTATCACTTCTAGACTATTGGCCAGATGCAAAAATTACATTGTTTACTCATCCAGAATGGATAGAACCAGGCGATGAAGAAATCTTTGAGAACATTATTACCGATGGTGTTCCATATCATAAGAGAGCCAAACTCTGGGCGCTAGATAAAACTCCGTATGACTTGACAGTTTATATGGACTGTGATACAGAAGTTCAACACGACGATATTCGAAAAATCTTTGAACAGATACCAGATGATGTGGATGTAATCTTTACTGCTAATCGTCCGTATAACGCTGCACTAACTAAACTTTCCGAAACAGAGGAAATGACGGAGCATTGCGGTCTATTTGTCTATCGTAATAATGAACAAACACTCAAATTGATGAGTGCTTGGTGGGGCGAATATTGTAAGCAGAATGAACCCGGCTACGACAGACAGCACTATCCAAAAGAAGCACTACAGTGGGACACATTTACAATGTGGCGCTTATTGACTTATGGGGATATGGGTGTAAAGACAGGAAGATTTCCTGATCCAGATGCAAAGTGGAATTTTGTCATTGGTTATAAACAAGAAGAATTGCAAGGACAAGAGATTGTCATCTATCACTATACGTTACCGCCATCCGTATTGGACAAATAATGAAGGTTTCTAAAAATATAAATCCAGAACTACTGGAAATTCTTACTCCTTATGCGGAGTGGTTCTTTTCACAAACAGACCACGACAAATTGAGAGAGCCAGATAGACGCCGAGGCTTTGATATTGATACTGGCACCTCTGAAAAGTATATGAATGAGCTGGTGGGGAAAGACGGTGAACATGAGGGGTATCCAGAAACTGCTTTCTGTTGTGATATCGGACTGGTAGATTCTGTCCCGACCACTCACCGCGAGAAGCAACAGAAACTCAATCGTGAATTAATTTCTTTTCTTGGCGCTAAAAACAATGCGGTACATGTTTACTATCCCGAGAATGGATTTATGGGATGGCACACTAACTGGAATGCAAGCGGCTACAACATTCTTCTTTCTTATAATACAGAAGAGAATGGTGGTTTCTTTAGATATCTAGATCCAATAACAAAAGAAATGGTCACTCTTTGGGACCCCAAGGGCTGGTCTGTCAAGGTCGGTTACTTCGGTAGGCGGAGTGAGCCTGATAAAGTCTTCTATCATTGTGCTGGGAGTCGCAGCAAGCGACTCACTCTCGGTTATGTCATTCCTCATGAGGACCTCTGGAAATCAATGGTTGAAGATATTACAGGGGAGAATACCTCTCACCTTTCTTGATTGCTTTTAACTTCACTATATTTTGTGAGCAGGTCTTCTAGTATGGTCAACTGCTCGTGCATGTTTTCAATATCATCCAATAACTTGGGAACTGCAATTCTTGCTCTCTCGAGGATTGCAGTTTCATAGTTTTTAATTCCAACATTAGTAGCAGACTTAATTCGGCGATTTCGAAATAATGTTTTGATTTTACTAATTAACGATGGAATTTTTGGCGTCATGTTTAATTGAATCATGTGTTGATTGCTGCGTTGATCAGTTGCCTGTTGTCGCGCCTTTAAAATTTGTTCTTCTTTTACTCTTGCCGCTGCTTCATTTTCTCTGGTAAGTTTTTCATTTGCTGCCGTAAGAACTTGTAATTCTTCTACCAATTTTGGGTCTATAACGTGAACGGTTTCTATAACTGTTTCGACTACAGTCTCAATTTTCACAGGAGGATTTTCTAAAATCTCTTTTGCTTTAGCAACTATTTCTGCGGCAACTTTCGATTCCTCTTCGGCGAAAAGTTTTTGTCTCTGCAATTCTTCGTGCTTTTCTTGTGCGATTTTTTCTCTATCAAGTTCTTCTTGAGAAGGCTCATCGTTCACAACTTCAATAATTTCTTCTTGGAAGTTTCCATCAATCCACTCTTCCGCAACTACCTCAACGGGCGCCAGCGGAAGTGATACTAAAGGTTCTGGTGTATAATCCTCAGGTGGAGGTGCAACAACTCTCGCTCTTCCCATATTACTTCCTTCCTATTACCATAAAACGATCGAACTCGACCTTACCGTCCCAACTATAGTATGATTGTTTAATTGATCCTTCATACGAAACATCAGTAACTCCAACATTTTCAATGTGCTCTTCAATTGTTGGAACACAATTGATACCATACATCTCTCTAAAAACATTTGACGACTGACAAGCAAAGATACAATCCTTGTTTGCGGTCGTCATTTTCTTTAACGGATACATCGCCTCGCACCCAATAGAAATTACTATATCAGTTTCTAATGCATTTATATCATGATATGCGAAAGGAACATCCCAGTTGATGTGGTCTAACTCTATACCACTATCGCTATAAAACCGATTGAATACTTTTGATAGTTCCAACGCATCTTTATCAATATCAATCAAATTAATCTTCTTGACATTTAAATTTTCGCAGAGTAACGGTAGCAGAGGAAATCCTAACCATGAATTCAAAATTGTAATATTCAATTCTTCTGGGATATCTTCTACTTTCAGTAGTTCTTCTACTAACCAAATAGCAGCATCCATAGTATTCGGATTTAGAGACTTACGAAAGTCTTCATGTTTCCATGGTAGTTCGTGATTGATTTTATCTAATCCTTCGCCCCAATACCGATGATTATTCAAAAAATTATAGTTTAACATCTTGTGGTCTTTCCATTGAATCATATAAGCAAATTAGTGGTTCGGTTCGGATAATTTGTTCTCTAGTATCGATTGGCCACATATATCCGTAGTTGTAACTATACACCCAACCAGATGGGAAAAAATCAATTTTCAATAAACGGTCGCGCTGATGTCCGAAAAGATTATCAAGGCCCCGATAATGAAAAAACATTTGGTCGGGATAGTCTGTAACAAACTTGGTAATCTTATCGATATCCAATCTATCATTCCATCTTAACACACTAGAATTTAGATCGGTATATGCACGAGGAATATCTTGCGTATCGCGTTTCATTTTCTTCATGTTGTGCCAGTGAGTGCGAACAAATGTCAAACCATCTTCTGGGTCATGGTCTACTATGCAATCGATATTGTTTTGAATAACTATATCAAGATCCAGAAATAGTTTTTCTCCGCGCTGAGATACAACTTGCTTATCGAATAAGTATAATTTATTCCACCATTTTTCATAGTAATTATCTTCTGGAAAAGGAATTACGATAACGTCAGAATGTAAACCGATGGTATGTTCGGTCAAACAGTAAAAATCAAAATCAGTTGTTATGTGTTCTCTGCATTGCTCAAGTATTTTATTAACATGGTCAACATTATATTTTGTTCCCCACTTCACTGTGTAAATACTAATCATCAAACATTCCAATGCTCTAAAAGATCAGGATCGACCAAGGATTCCTGTTTCACTTTTCCTCTGCTATTGTCTGTGAATGGAAGTAGATCCACATTAAAAACACAAACAATACAGTCTTTTCTATATATGCCGACACCCAAATCGTCTTCATGCCAGTCACGACCACGATTGTATGAGTAAGCAAAGGTGTTTGGAAAATGTTTCCACAGAGGGGTATTGCTAAATTCTCCCCATCGCCAACTATGATAGTTGTCTGTACCATCTGTAAATGTAAACCAGATACGCTCTTGATGTTCTAAAACATCCTGCCAGATGCATTCTGTCTGATCATCTGACCATACCATGCAACTACCATTTGTATATGCACCATGCGATAACTTGAAATTACGCGACTTCATCGGACGAGGGTCTTGCCACCATGAGCGCAACTTGGTAGGATTCTCTAGGTCGTAAGTGATGATTGGCGACAAATCGTTTTGGATGATAACATCAAGGTCGAAGAAGACAAATCTTCCAGTTGGTTTATCGTCTGCGAAGTTGTGTGTATTGAAGATGAACGTCTTTGGTCTGTCCCAACAACGTGCCATACCGTATTTAAAATCATCTGAACCAAACCAGTATTTCGGATGGATGTTGGGAATATCTGGGAAGTCGATAACTTTAATCTCGGCGTCAAATCCCTCACTGTTATCTGTATAGCAATAGAAGTGAAACTCAAAATTATCTGGAGTATGCTTCTTTGCCATCCGATAAAGTCGGTTGACAAACTCGGCATCGTATTTGGTACCCCATTTACAACAAACGTAATTGACTCTCATTTCCACAATCCAATAATATTTTTGTCATGACATTCAGATAATTC